GATTGATTTCAGAAATTTCTATGTTCGCAAAGGCTATCGTAGTGGATATGAAGATGGATATGCTGAAGGCTATACTGAAGCATAGATCAAATAATTTGACCTTAACAAGTCATAAAACTGTTAAATACTGACATGGTTATTTGAACGTTATACATTCACAAACAACGTAAATCAGGATCTCTCAAATAACGACACAGTACAGGCTTAGTATCTGTCAAAGGGTGCTAAGTCATAGGCGATAAAGATGCAAGGGAGCTACAAAAACAAAAAAATTATTACAAAGGTAGGTGTAATTTTCCCTTTTCCATTATTTCATACCGTAGCGACCAAGCAAATTTATTGCCAAAACTAGACTATCCTTAGTTGCAGACGACAAATTGTGAGCAAAAAAAATTATGAAAGAAGGCACAGATCTTCGTAACTTCTTCGTACAGTCTGTAACTATCCACCTTGTATCCGCAAGATTTGAGCCGGTCGCACGTTTTGAGGGCGTGGCAAGGTATTTATACCGGTATAACAAAACAAACGATAGGAGTGACGCTAATGACTAGTTATTATGTTATCGGAACAGAAATCGAAGGCAGAATTTTATTAAAAAGGGACAATGGCTACATTACTACATACGACAATTTGTCAGACGCTCAAGCTAAGGCTAAAAAAATGCCTGGTTGGTCGGTTTGTTCGTTAAAAAAGCTTGAAGTAGACAATAAGAAAGAAGATGAGAAAGTGGAGAAAAAGGACGAGAAAACCATAAAAATCGAAGATGCTATCAAAGACTTGTTTGATAACTACAAGAACATGATTATACACGTTGAAGATAACGACAAGGCAGGGCTTGCAAGCAACTTAGGCTACTACCAAAGGTTCATCAATAGATTAAACGAAATAAATAAAGGCAGAAGATAATATCTAGGAGGCATTAGAGATGGAGCTTATAACAGCAATCAACGCACTAGAACAATGGCGTCCAATTATGGAATGGGACGAACATATAAAGGAACTACCAAACGAATTAAAAGAGTGTTGGGACATGATTTTAAAAACCAGAAATAAAGGAAGATCAGCAGACCAGATAGGATTATCAAAGGTTGAAATTAGAGAAATATCTGAGTTGATTAACAAGGATTTGCAACCAACCAAAGCATTTTGGAAATATGGAATCAAGTATTCAAGGCAAAAAGCCGAAATGCTAGGTATGAAAGATGTTATTGACAGTTATTACAAAAGAGTGAAGTCGTATTACTTGGTAGATGTTGTTACTAAGGAGAAGCGTCAGTTTTACAGTTTGCAGGATGCGGCTAAGTTTTTGAAAAGAAAAGATTATAGGTCAATTTCAAAATACATTGACAGAGGCTTATTAATCACAAGAACGAGTTACAAGATTTACAAGTATAGAACTTTTAAGAAGAGGAAGAGATTTTAAGATGAAAAAGAACATGGCATTAATTTTTACAACAATTGCAGTGATGAGTTTAATCGCAGTAATTACAGGATACGTACTTGATGCAACAGGAGTATATGGAGCTGGCTTTTATTTAATCGGAATTGGCGAAAGTACTTGTATTACGTCAGCGGCGGTTGTAGTTGCGATTGGAATCTTTGACAATATCGAAAAATAAAAAAACGCACTTTCCACCAAGAAAGCACGCAAATTATATCAACTTGAATAATTATAACATATTAGGAGCGTGGACTTGTGGAAGATGTGTTACTAGGTTTACCTAAAATTGACTATGACAAAACGGCTGAGAACGTCGTGGAGTTTCTGACAAATAGAAGTTACTATCCCAGATTGTATGATATATGTATGCAAGCAAACCCAGAGAACTTAAAGAGTCCGAGCTTAAGCGGTATGCCTGGGGGGAGCGTTGGAAACAGCAACGAAAACAAGATGGTCAAATACTTGTATGCAAAGGCGATTGTAGATGGAGTTAGACAAACAATAGATAAAGGGTCAAACGAGCTTAAAGTGGTATTTAACAATGTAACTGGAGAGATTAGTTCAGTTGAGGCAATGCAGATGCTACATTACGAGAAAACAAGATACTACTTGATTAGAAAACGAGCATTAAATGAGTTTGCCGATATTTTAGAAGTTCAAAATTTATATTGCCCAGATTTACATATCTATATTTGAACATTACATAAAAACGGAAACCAAAGGGAATTTTTGAAAACGTACATTGAAAACAAAAGGAGGAAATTAAACGGAAAAGGTGGTATTATAGTATTGTCGAAAGGCAACGAATAAGACCTATTCTTACATTTCAAATAATTTAATATATTAGCTTTTCAAAGACGTATAGTGAGACAAGTCTATTGGAGCTTGTCTCTTATGTGGTGTGTAGGAGCGCCACACTCTGACATTAGATGCAGAGCATGAATTATAAAACCTCTTTTTAGAAATGATGATTTTATTATACACGTTCTATTATACTAGTAAGCCGAAGGGGTGTGGTTCCGGTTCAAGTCCGGAACACTACTTTGTGTGTATGGCACGATCCATACCGCAACCACAGCGTTATGTGGAATATATAAATGCAATTTCTATTGTTATTTGTACTAGGTTTTTCAATTAACTATCATTTTTCAATAATTTATTTCTTTAATTAGGATTTAGAGAACAGTTTAACGACTGTTCTTTTTTTATGCAATTTTAGGAGGTTGTCTATATGGAAGTACGTAATTTAAAGATTGACGAAATTAAACCGTATGAGAACAATCCACGTAATAATGATAGTGCAGTAGATGCAACAGCCAATTCAATTAAAGAATTTGGTTGGCGACAGCCTATCGTGGTGGATAAAGATAAAGTTATTGTTGCCGGTCATACACGATACTATGCAGCTAAAAAATTAGGCTATGATGTAGTTCCAGTTGTAGATGCTAGTGATTTAAGTGATGAACAAGTTAGAGCTTATAGATTAGCTGATAACAAGACAGGAGAACTTGCAGACTGGGATTTAGATATGCTAGACATTGAACTAGACGATATTAACGATATTGATATGTCTGATTTTGGGTTTGAAGAAGAAATTGATATTTTTGATGCCGAAGAAAAACCGGCTTATGATAGCTCAAATGGCGAAAAAGGAAGTTTATCTAGAGATTTTATTGTACCTCCATTTTCAATTATCGACTTTAGCAAACAAGAATTTATTCAAAGAAAAAATAATTGGAACGACAAAATACAAGACCACGCTAAGGCAAGAGCCGGGGCCACGACATACACAACTGATCATTTAGAAGGCAATGGGAGCAACGATGAAACAGGGGGAGTGTCATTACTTAACCCTGCATTATGCGAAGTTATATGCAAATGGTTTCTTCCACAGCAAGGTAAAACTTTCGATTGCTTTGCTGGCGACACAGCTTTTGGGTTCGTTAGTTCATACTTAGGAAATGAATTCACAGGCATCGAACTAAGAAAAGAACAGGTAGAGTTCAATCAATCACGAGTGGATGAGTTTGGTTTGAATGCGAAATATATATGTGATGACGGTCAGAATGTGTCAAAGCATATCCCAGCAGAAAGTCAAGATTTATTATTTAGTTGTCCGCCTTATTTTGATTTAGAAGTTTACTCTGATGATCCAAATGACGCAAGCAACCAAGACAGTTACGAAGATTTTATTAAAATCTTGAGAAACGCTTTTACAAACGCAGTAGATCGCCTTAAAGATAATCGATTTGCATGCATAGTTATCGGAGAAATTAGAGATAAAAACGGATTTTATTATAGCTTTGGACGTGATATTGTAGAAATTTTTGAAGATGCTGGAATGCACCTATACAACGATATAGTATTAAAGACACCAATAGGAACAGGAGCTATTAGAGCTAGAAATAACATGAAAAATCGGAAAGTTGTAATAATCCATCAAAAGTTATTGGTTTTTTATAAGGGTAGTAACCCTAGTAGGGACATACAGAAAGAATTTACAGTTATTGACTTCCCGGAAAGTGAAGAGGTTTAAGAGTGTGAAAGCTGAAATCTTTAATAAAAAATGGTGGATAAATGAAACGGAACCGCAGAAACTGAAAACACAATTAACAGCGTTACTTGTATCGTCCGGTTTTGAGATTGTTGATTACGTTGAGCATTACTTCCAGCCACAAGGTTTTACAGCTTTATGGCTCATATCAGAGTCGCATTTAGCAGTGCATACATGGCCGGAAGAAAGTAAGACATACATTGAACTTTCATCATGCAATTTAGATAAACAGAAAACATTTATCAAAAAAATGGGGGGATGGGAGGTGTAGAAATGTGGCAACTGGAAGATATCAAAAGTGGTTAGAACCAGAAAATTTATTGTTGTTGCAAGGCTGGAAACGTGATGGCTTAACAGATGAACAAATTGCCGAAAAAATTGGTATCTCTCCACGAACTTTGGAACGTTGGAAAAGTAAGTATAGTCAGATTAGACAGTGCTTAAAAATGGGAAAAGAGCAAGCTAATTTCATTATTGAAAACGAATTGTTTAAGAAAGCCAAGAATGGAAATGTTACAGCAATGATTTTCTATTTAAAAAACAACTGGCGGGATAAGTACAACGATAGCCAGTTATCACCAGATGAACTCAAACTTGCCAAAGCTAAATCACGTAAGACTAACGCAGAAGCAGATATTGCAGAATACAAGGCTAAAGTGCTTGAAGAAAGTGGGTCAAGTGGAGTTGAGTTGCTTAATGAATACTTAGATAAACTTGATACATTATCAGACAAGGAAGTGAAGCAAGATGGGACTAAGGCAGATGTATAGTGAACGTCAAATTGAAGTTTTGAAGAAGTACAAGCAAGGCTTTCGACTGATGATTAATTACGGAGCTAAACGTTCCGGTAAGACTGTAATTGATAATGACTTGTTTCTCATGGAATTAAGGGAAGTTAGAAAAAGAGCAGATAAGAAGAACATAAGAGAGCCATTGTATATTTTAGCTGGTGTTTCATCTAAGACAATTGAACAGAATGTATTAAATCCAATACGAAATAAATATGGTATTAATTTTAAGTTTGATAAGCACGGAAATTTCACTTTATTCGGAGTTAAGGTAGTACTAGCTTATACAGGTTCCATTGGTGGCTTAGGTGCTATCCGTGGTATGACAAGTTTTGGTTCATATATCAATGAAGCGTCAATGGCAAATATGGAAGTTTTCAAAGAAATCATGGATCGTTGTTCTGAAAAAGGCTCAAAAATCATTTGTGATACTAACCCAGATAATCCAGAACATTGGTTAAAGAAGAATTATTTAGATAACGAAAATCCAAAATTTAAAATTGTATCAACGCATTTTACTTTAGAAGATAATACGTTTTTAGATAGTGATTATATAGAACAACAGAAAGCTGGGACACCTAGCGGGATGTTTTATGATAGGGATATCTTAGGTCTTTGGGTTAATTCAGAAGGTGCTGTTTATCAAGATTTCGATAAGAATAAGATGATAGTTGATGAAGTGCCAGATGGTTTAACATATATCGCTGGCGTTGACTGGGGATATAGTCATTTTGGCTCAATAGTAGTATTTGGCAAAGATAATAAAAACAATTATTACTTAGTTGAAGAGCATACTAAACAATATAAAGAAATTGATTATTGGACTGAAACAGCGCAGAAGATAAGACGTAAATATAAAATGGATATGCCTTTTTATTGTGATACAGCGAGAGTAGAGCATATAAATCATTTTGTTAATGCAGGAATTAATGCAAGATATGGTTATAAAAGCGTAATTAATGGAATTGAAATAATATCTAAGCTAATGAAACAAGGCAATTTCTATGTGAAAGATGGAGTAACTAATAGATTTCTGAAAGAAATATACTCATATGCTTGGAATGATAAGAGTAGAGATCAAGATGCAGTTATAAAAGAAAATGATGATGTTATGGATGCAATGAGATATTGTTTGGCTACACCAATTCATTTAGATCAACAAAGAAAATATTATCCAACTCCAGATAGAAATAAGATTAGTCAAGGATTGAGAAAATTAGGATTGTAGGAGGTGCGGTATGCTAGATAATAAGGAATTATTTTTTAGGAGTTTGAACAGTCAACTATTACAGAAAGCTAATACCAGTAAATCTATTGTTGAAACAAATAAAAAATATTGCATTCCAGAAGATAAGTTCAATGAAGTGTTTAGTTCTGAAAATACAGAATTAATAGCAAAGTTAGTAAATACTTATATTGTTCACCATTATACCTATCAAGCTCCTAGAATAACAATGTTACAACGCTATTATTACGGAGATAACGATATTCATTATTGGGTAAACGACAAGGCAGCTAATGGTAGAGCAGATAATAGAATAGCTAGTGGTTTTCCTAAATTTATTACTAATATGAGAGTTGGTTATAGATTAGGTAAGCCAATCCAATTTAAGTGGTCTGATAATACTGATCCTGATAATGAAATTATAGACTTAGTGAAGAAGTTTAATAATTTAAATGATGAAGAATATCATGAAAAAGTAATGGGGATTAACTTATCTATCACTGGTAGAGCTTATGAACTTTTATATACAGGAGAATCAGTACAAGATAGCAACGGTGACTGGAGTATTCCTGATGTTCATTTAAAAGCAATAGATCCAGCAACGTGTTTTGTTGTCTATGATACAACAGTCGAATCCAAGCCTTTATTTGCAGTAAGATACTATGCTTACGAATTTAATGACGAAACAGTATATTATGCTGATGTATATACTTCTAGTAAGTTGTACCACTATAAGATGCAAACAGCCAACACTGGCAGTAAAATGGAGTATTTGAGTGATGATGATTTGTCATTCGACCAAGTGCCAATTATTGAATACTATAACAACGAAAATAGAGTTGGGGATTGGGAGCAAAAAATAGATAACATAGATGCGTATGATTTAGCAATATCTGAAATGGCTAACAGTCAAGAAGATTTTGCTAATGCTAAGTTAATGATTAATGGAGATATGGATTTTGAGAAGGAACCATTAACCAAACCAGATGGAACACCAATTTTAGATGAGAATGGAGAACCTGTTTTTGTACCTAAGGTAGATACACAAGATAGATATTTATTTTTAAAACCATCTGTAATACCTAACGCTAATAACGGAAATACTGTTATTAATTCTAGTGCGGAATACTTGACTAAAAACCTTAATGAAGCAGGTTGGGAGATTTATATTAAGCGCTTGGTTGCTGATATCCATAAAGATACTAATACACCAGATGTAAGTGATGAAAATTTTGGTGGTAATAATAGTGGAATAGCCCTTGCTTATAAACTATTTGGCGAAGATCAAGAAAGAAGTATGCAAGAATCTTTATATACAAAAGGGATCATGCAAAGATTAAGGTTACTCAATTATTATTGGTCTAGTCTAAGCTTATGTGATAAAAATATTGTAAATAAATTTACAATAAAGTATCTGCCAAATGTTCCTAAAAATGATAGTGAGATAGTAAATATGTTCAATATCCTACAGCAAAGTGGATCATTAAGCGATAAAACCTTATTAGAATTTATAAGCGTTATTACAGGAATTGACGCAGAAGCCGAAGAAGAAAGAATCAAACAACAGCAGCAAGAAGAAGGAAAATACGGTTTTGATGGATCATTGCAGCAAGTAGACGAAAAAGAACTAGAACATGCAAGAAGTATGTTGGATTTAGATAATACTACTAAGGTACAGACTCCAAGCGATTTCATACGTAGAATGAGAAGTGAAGAGTAATGTTATCTAAAAGTAAAATGCAAAAGATCTTAAAAGAAATCTATAGTGCTAATTTAATTGATAGGCAAACCTTAGATAGATTATTTAATAGTTCTGAAAAGGAAATATTGGGCTATCTAACGTCTTTTATAGCTGATGATAGTAATTGGTCTGGGAAGGCAAATAAAGACGATATAGAAGAAATACAAGCGGAATTAAATGAGTTATCAAAAGATAACAATTTAGTCCCGCTTGTTTCAGTTATGATAGCTAATTTACGAAATGCAACCGCAGGAGATGTATTACAAGCTAGAATATCGTTACCTTTAATCAAAGTTGCACAACAGCAACATAGAATGATAGATAACGCAACTGCTGATGTTCCTAAGTTGTTAAGCAAATATTCTAAATTACAAGCACAAGAGATGCCTAACAATCACAAAGTGCCACCTAACTATGATGAGCTATTAACTAAAATGATCCGTAGTAGTTGGGATGAAGCACATTTAAGTATTAACAAGGATATAAATTATACTATCCAAAGAATTAAACAAGTAGCAAAACAAGCTGCTAGTGCTACTGATGATAATTTAAACTATGCTAAAAGGATTGATAAAATACTGACTGGCGGTAAAGTGGGTAATGGTGCAAGTGGAAGAGCACAATCAATTATTAGAACATTTGCCAGTAGAGCCTTAAATGAAACAACATTCGCTAGTTATAAAGCTAGAGGGATACAGTATTATAGATTTTTAGCATTAGAAAGTAATACTTGTGTAGAATGTCAAAGCATGGACGGAAAGATATTTAAAGTTGATGATGCAACGGAAGGTATTAATCGTCCACCAATTCATATAAATTGCCAGTGCTGGACTGTTCCAATAGAAAATACTAATTTTGTTAGCGGAAGTGAAATTTTAGAAGAAGATAGTAATGAATAGTTAAGTATAAGTGCTCATTGAAGTACTTTTTATTTTGGTCTTTTTTGAGATTGCAGACCTTAAAGAACAATCTTTTTTCGTTGCCGAACGTTAAACGAGTATCAGGTTGAGACACCAAGTGAGGGGAAAGATTATGTCTGAAGAAGTAGAAAACCAAACTGAAACAGTTGAAAATACTGAAGAACCAAAAAAAGAAGAGAAAAAGTTTTCTCGTGATGATATTGCAAAAATGGTAAATGCTCAAGTTGATAAAATCAAAAATGATTTAGAAAGTAAGTATTCTAAGCAACTTGAACAGGTAAAGGCGGAAGCTTTAGAAGAAGGAGAACGCAGAGCAAAGATGACTGCTGATGAAAAAGCAGAAGAAGACCGTAAGCGGCGAGAATTGGAGTTCGAACGTCGTGAAAAAGAACTTGAATTAAGAGAACGAAAAGCAGAAACAAGAGATTTATTAACAAATGCAGGTTTACCATTATCTTTTGTCAGTCAATTAATGGGTAAGGATAGTGAAGAAACTCAAAGAAATATTAATGAATTTCAAAAGATTGTTAATCAACAAGTTCAAAATGAACTACATAAAAAAGCTGCTGGTAAAGTGCCTAATACAAGTTCAAGTTCTCCAGCTCCTCAAAAGAAGTTATCTGAAATGACCCTTGATGAGCAAATGGCTTTATATCATGAAAATCCACAAGCATTTCAAGCGCTACAAAATAATAAATAGGAGGAAGAATAATGCCACAATTTAGTTTAAAAGATGCAATCGTACCTGAAATTTTTGCACCTTATGTACAAAATTTATCAACAAAAACAAATAGATTTATTACGTCAGGAATTACAACATCCAATTTTGATATTTCTGCTCAATTAGCACAACCAGGAACAGAAATTCAAATGCCTTTCATCAACGATTTAGAAGGTGATCCTCAAATTTGGAATGACACAACGGATATCGCAGTTGATTCAACAACAACTGGCAAACAAAGAGCGTTCAAATTCTGGCTCACAAAAGCATTTGGATATACAGATTTTTCTGAAACTGTATCAGGAGCACCTATTCAAGAAACAATCGCACAACGTTTTGGTGCATATTGGACTAGAACGGACCAACGAATTTTGTTAGCTACTTTAAAAGGTATTTTTGCCAATTCTGATATTGCTACAGCTAAAATGTTTGATGACTCTGCTAATGCATTTAGTGCTAAAGGATTTTTAGCAACTATTGCACGTTTAGGAGATTTACAAGATCAAACATTTAATAGTATTGCAGTTCATTCAGCTACTTATGCAATGATGAAAGCACAACAAATGATTGATACAGTACAACCAGCTAATGCAGTAACACCATTTGGAACATATAACGGTATGAATATTATTGTTGATGATGATTTACCAATTGAAAATGGAGTGGCAACTTCATATATTTTTGGTTCTGGTTCAGTTGGATATGCGGTGGCAGCACCTGCTAATACACCAGCTATTGAAGTAAACAGAGAACCAATGAAAAATGGTGGACAAACAGCAATTATCAATAGACGTGTATTAGCAACTCATGTAATGGGAACAACTATCGCTGATTCATTTGCTACAACTGCCGGTACAGTTGGAATTGAAGCATTAGAAAAAGGCACTACATGGGATTATGTAGTAGATCCACGAAATATCCGAGTAGTTGCATATAAAGCGAAATTAGATGATGCATTTGTAACAGCAACACAAAAAGGTTCTACAGATAAGAATAAGAAAGGTACTGCTTCTTCTGGAAAGTAGGTTGATTAAATGAAAGATGAACTTGTTTTGAAACTATTAGAAATAGTTAAAAAGGATAAGTTTATTGATGATAATACACTAGATGATGTTTTAATGAATTATTTGAAACAAGCTGGAGATATGGTGTGTCTATATATTGCTGAGACTGAATTACCTAGCACTTTAGAAACAGTAGTAGTGAGAATGGCAGAAAATCATTATATTCAAACAATGAATGATGCTGATGGGGTTAAATCATATACCGAGGAAGGTGCTAGTTGGACCTTTAATGATAATGATTTAACACCATTTATTTCTTTACTTGAAAAATATCTTGATAGTAAAAATGATAATTACCATAGAGGAGAGTTGATGTCATGGTAAGGATAAGGAAAATTGTTTTAAGGAACAAAATTACCAACAATGATATTGACTCTTTAGATGATAGTTATAAAATTTCAGATACTGAATGTTTTGCACATGTAACTGCAGTATCTGGATATCAAGCACAAATTAATCTAGTTGGTAAACAATATGAAAGCTTATTCGTTGCCAGAATAAAAGGTTATAAAAAGGCAAATAGTATTGTTTTAGATAATAAAGAGTATGAAATAATACAAGTTAGATATCATGGAATAACCAGAACTGATATCTATTTTGGTAATAAAGGTAGTGATGAAAATGCCTTGGAATAATGACAATATCCCTGCTATTAAATATTCTTGGAGTGATAAGAGTCGAGATGATTTAGAAAATATAGCTAATATCTTAGATAAAGATTTTAATGGTGCTGGAGCTGAATTGAGAGCAAATCATAAAGCAATGGTTAATAATCTTAATGCAGCATTGAATATAAGTGCTATGGATGCTAGAGAAGAAGTAATTAGACTTATGAAACAACGCCAGTATCATTCTAAAAGTGGTTATGTAGGTCATGGAAACATGGTTAGTCAGGTTAAAGATCATGTTACAGATGATAAGCGTACGCATTTAATTTATACAGACGCAACTTCAAAGGATGGTTACAATTATTCACAAGCATTTGAATTTGGATTACTTAATAGAAATTATCCTGCACAGCATCCATTCAGAGACGCAGGTAATAAAATTACACCACAAGTAGAAAAAATAGCAGAAGAAGCAATAAGAAAGGGGTTCTCATAATATGGAAACTCCTTTTTTGATTATCTATAAAGGAATTATCAAACAATTAAGAGCTAATAAAAATTTAAAGGATATTCAAATAAAAACGCCGTCACAAGATTTTAAAAAATTACCAGTGATTATTATGCAGCTTATAAATGGAGTTCCAGAAAAAATAGTGAAAAATGCTAGGATTTATGATTATGAATTTCAATTTGATGTTGTAACTGATAAAGATAATCTTGTTAAGGGTTTAGAAATTGCATATCAATTAATGGATATTCTAAGAAATTTAAACATAGATGGATATCAGATTATTTTACTAAATGATATTAATCTATCTTCTTTCATTGATAGTTCAACAACACAAGTTTTAAATAGGCAGATGTTAAACGTTAGCTTTCAAATCATAGAAGAAAATATAATTTAACGGAGGAAGAAACATGGTTAGTACAGGATCATTAACTGCAAGAGATTCAGATAAAATTATTTACTATTGGAAACGCATTGAACATGCAGCAGTGACAGATTTACCCGCAATTTTGGGGTTACAAGGTGCTACTTCAACAACCAATCAGCGTAATGTTCAATCTACACAAACTAAAACAGGTGTAATTAAATCAGTACAAGCACCTAATCAAACACGAGTTGTAGATGTGATTATGACAGATCCTAAAGGTGCAACTACTGATATCGCCAAAGAATTGTATAACGCATGGCAAAATGGCGAAGTTGTAGGTTTATGGAGATTAGATTTAAATACATTGTCCTACAATACAGAAGGTAAGAGACAAGTAGATGCGGAATTTTCCAAATGTTTAATTGGTAACTTGCCAGAAACAGAAGGACTAGGAGCTGCACAACAATCAAATATTACATTTGATGTGATTGGTGTTGCTAGACGTTATGATAGCAACGAAAATCCATATCATTTAACAGAAGATGATCTGCCAGAAGGCGCATTTGATAATATGGAGAAATTCTATAACTTTGCTAAAGGAACAGAAGTAGGTGTTGAAAACGGAGCAATTGTCGATAAGACAACTTCTGATGTTACATCTGGAGTAGCTGATAACTACACCTTAGGACCTAAAGCAAAATAATAGTATATTGTCGCCTAAGAAATAAACAGTACGAAAGGGCGGCTATTGGAGGTATTTAAATGTTAATTAAAGGAACAGAAGTTGAATTAAAATTCAATCATAGATTTTATAAAAATATTGTCAAAGGTTATAAGGACAAAGATACTGATGGATTTTCAAATTTTATTAATGGATTAATTCAAAAAGACCCAGATGCTTTAATTGCAGGATATAAATTCGGATTTACTGGCAAGAAATTTACTGATGATGAAGTAGCTGATGCGTTAGAAGATAATGGTATTTTCGATAAGGATAATCCATATAAGGATTTGTATAAGGAAGTTGTGAAAAGCGGTTTTTTAAAAGCGAAAATTCAACTTATGAAGAAAAGTGCAGAAGAAGATTATCAAACTATCAAAGAATTATTGAACAAAGCTTCTTTGAAAAAAAACGAAAAAGAAGCATTAGAAAATCAATTCAAAATGACCGAACAACAATATCTGAAACAAAAGAAAGCAATGGAAGAATTAGCAAAATAATTGAAGAATTTGATAAGTCAATGTTACTTCTGTTAGAAAATCTAAATATTTATGTTGGTAAGTTTGTTTTAGATGAAGTGTTGGACTTAACGCCAATTGAAGCAACTTATATTCTCTCAGGTGGGCAAAAAAGAGAATTAAATAGGTTACAGGGTGAATTGTTGTTATCTAATGCAGTTAAGCCAGTAATTTTAGTTGATAATGCCGAAGAAATTAATCAAACTGTTTTGTCTCAGTTGCAAAAACAACAAGATGATATAAAAGCAATGACTGATGAAAAGATACAACAAGAGCGAATAAGACAAACTGAAATGATGAACAAATTTACAGAAATATTTGGATAGGAGGGATAACATGGCTAATGCAATTGTTTCAGAAAAAAGAATAATTGTTAAACTTATTGATGAATTCACTAGCAAATACAAGATAGTTAGTTCATCAATGCAAGATCTAACTAAGCAAATAGAAGCTTTTAATAATAAGTTGAAGGTTGGCACAACATCTCAGCAATTTAAGCAAGAAATGGATACTTCACAAAAAGCTATCAAAGAGACTACTGATAAAGTAAAAGATTTAGGAAAAGAAATTGAAAAGCCTAAAAAGACTAAAATTGATAATTCTAACGCAGACAAGCAACTTAAAGATCTAGAAAATCATATTAAGAACTTCCAAAATCCTAAATTAGATTTTAAAGGATTTACGTTTGAGATTAGTGATGCGGATAAAAAATTAAAGAGATTAGAAGATCATGTTAAGAATTTTCAGCAACCTAAATTAGAATTCAAAGGCTTTACTTTTGATAAGCAAATAAAAGAAGTAAATTCTAAAACAAATAGCTTTAATAATACTTTGCAAAAAGTTATTGGAAGTCTGGGAAAGCTAAAATCTAATTCAACTAATACTTTTAGTAGTATCAAAAAGAATATGAACGAAGCCAAGGAAAAAGCTAGTCGATTTGGAGATATCATTAAAGGCTCTTTAGTTGCTCAAGGTATATCTGGTGCGATTTCTGGTACTTGGAATTTAATTAAAACTGGAATAGGTGGAGCAATTGCCGAAGGTTTGAAATACAACAGATTGCAGCAAAATATGAAAGCTCAATGGACTACATTAGCAGGTTCAGCTAAAGAAGGGCAAAAGTTAGTAGATATGACTAATGAATTAGCTATTGCTGCACAAAACTCAACAGAAATGGTTAATGGATTAAATCAACAATACTATTCTGTAACGGAAAACGCAGATAAAACTAAAGAACTGACTAAGGCAACATTGACACTTCAAGATGCATTCGGCAAATCTGACGCAGAAGTTCAAAATTTCTCCTTGCAATTCTCACAAATGATGGCTAATGGTAAAGCCAGCGCTCAAGATTTTCTATCATTTACAAATGTCTTTCCTAAAATGAAAGGCGAATTAGTAAAGTATGAGCAAGAAGTAAAGCATAATACATCACTAACTACTAAAGATATCAACGAAATGATTTCTAATGGTGAAGTTAGTGCCGAAGATATGTTCAACGTCATGATGCGAATGCAAGATAAGTATAAAGATGCTACTAAAAACTTTGGTTCAACACTTGACGGAATGGCAAGAACTATAAAAGGGACTATGCCACGGTTGCTCGGTCAAATGACACAAGGAATGGCAACTCAAGCTAATCCAATTTTTCAACAAGTTTCTAGTTGGGTAAGTGATAAGAAAACAGAAAAAAAGTTTGAAGAATTAGGTAAAACTATTAGCAAAGGTACATCATCCGTTATGGAAGCTATCCAAAAGTCTGTTGGTGCTAAAGATATGAACGATCTATTAGATAAAATGATGGATGGAATAACTAACGGTGTTGAAAAAATAGCTGACTTCTTATCTGAGCATGCAGACGATTTAATAACAGGCGGCAAAGCTATTTGGGATATCGTAAAAGCACTTGGTGAAGGTGTATGGGATAGTTTTGCAACGTTTTTAAGTATTTTAGGTAGCGGAGATGCTGGTGATTCAACAAAAACAATTGCTGACAGCTTAAAAGAGATTTCCAAGCATAAGGGAGCAATCGAAACTATTGGTAAGTTGTGGGCTACTTATTGGATAGCATCTAAATTCTTTAAAGTTGCTCAAGGGATATATAGTATTGCAGATGCCATTCAAATGATTGGAACAGGTAAATCATTAAAAGATTTAGGTGGCTTATCAGGATTATTCAAGAAAATACCTAAGAAAATAAAAATAAAGCCAACTGTTGAAGAAGGCGGAGTTCTAGGTAAATTCAAATCATTGGGATCTCGTGCAGCAAGTAGTTTTTCTAAACCTTTTAAAAGTATTGGTTCTAAACTTGGAACAACTAAGCTAGGTTCTAAAATAGTTAATATTTTTGGAAATAGCGGAGATAAGGCAGGAACTAAATTTTTTGACAAATTATTAACCAAAATAGGTGGAGAAAAACTAGCTGGATTAGGTAAAGGCATAGGTGGGAAACTTGCTGCAGGAGTTGGAGTTGCTTTTTCTACTTTCGACTTATTTAAAGGGATAACGCAAAAGAAAGATAGAGCTATTAATCTCGGAAAAGGTATAGGTGGACTTTTGGGCGCAGGTATAGGTTTTGCCGTTGGAGGTCCAGTTGGAGCCAGTGTTGGTAATATGTTAGGTTCAGCCGTTTTTGGAGGAGTTGTTAAGCACTGGAAAGGTCTTAAAACTGAAATGGGTAAGATCATGAGTGGTGATTGGTCTGGCGTGTGGTCTGATGCTAAAAAGGGCTTTTCTAATATGGTAGATGGACTTAAAGATACCTGGGGTAAGACTAAGAATTTCTTTTCTGGTAAAGGTTTTAAAACTGACAAAGAAATTAAAGACTCTAAAGCGAAATCTAAGAAAAAGCAACAAGAAGATGTTGTCCCTGATTTTGAAGCACCAGTTACTAAAAAGCAATCTAAAGCTCAAATTGGATATATTAAAGATGTTGAAGCAGCTTTAAATGAATTAAAGGATAAGATAAAAAAGGCTGGTCTAGGTAAAGCAATGACTGGTCAAATGAATAGTCTTAAAAAAGCAGTTAAAAACACTAAATTATCATCTTCATTTACAAGTTTGAAAAAGCAAATTGAAAATGTAACAAAATCATTTAATAATTCGAAGATTGCTAAAAAATTTGGTTCAACATTAAAAGAGCTAAAAACTCAAATAAATAAAAATAATCCTTCAAAAGAACTAAATAAGATTGGAAAAGAATTTAAAAATTCTGCTAAAGCTGTTAGTGAAGTTGACAAACCAGTTAATAAATTAACTAGAACTTTAAAGAGTCTAGATAAGCAATTAAAGACTTTTAAAAAGGTAAATCCATTTGGAACTCTAAATAAAGACATAAAAGTTTTTGATTCAACACTAAAGAAAGTATCTTTTGGAAAAGAACTATCTAAACAAATGGATATTGCTAATAAAGCTATGGGTAAGAACGGTTTTGTTGGTGATTTCAGTTCAATGGTTAATTCAGTAATTAAGAGTTTGAAATCATTTAAAAGATCTTTTAATTCAAACTGGAAAACAGTTTGGAGCAAAGCTAGACCAACTATGAATAATTACTTAGATGATTTGCCAGGTGCTTTTTCTAAAAGAACTAATAAAATTCTAGACAAACAAGAAGATTTTGAGAGTTCATTTAATAAGTCTTGGCGTGGATGGTTGAATTATATTTCTAATAAGTTTAAATCAACTTTTGATGAATTACCAAGTAAAGCTCATACATCAATGAGTAAGATTATTTCTGAAATTAATAAAGGTATCAACTCTTTAAATTCTGTTATTTCAGCTTTTGGCGGAACTACATTAAAAACAGCATCTTATGCAGCAGGAACGCCTAACGTTGCAGGAACTCATCCAGGTGGATTAATGACTGTAAATGATGATGGTTCAGCTGATCCTAGAGAAATTATTATGCGTCCTAATGGTGATATGTTCATGATGAATGGACGTAATTTAACAATTTGGGGCGAGCCTGGAACAACAGTATTTAATTCAACTCAATCTAAATTCATTAGTAAAATGATGAATGTTCCAAAATATGCTGATGGAACAGATAGTAGTTCTGATATGCTTGACTACATTATGGAACATGCAGAAGAAATTAGTAAAAATCCACTACCATTCTTAAATAAACAATGGAAAAAAGCAGTTAATTTTGCTCGTGGTTCAGAATTTTATCAAAAATTCGGTAATGCATTAGGAAGTGGTTTCTTAAAAGCTATCCAAAATCCATTTAAAAAGATGATTGAAGAAAGTGATGTAGCTGCACCTGCTGGAAGTGGTGTTGAACGCTGGAGACCACAAGTAATTAGAGCTTTAAAGATGTTAGGATTATCAACTTCATTAGTTGGTAAGGTATTAAAGCAAATTCAAACAGAATCCAACGGAAATGAAAAAGTAACTCAACAAGGAGCTGATCCTGATGGAGATGGTTCAGGTCCTGCTATAGGATTGATGCAAACTAAACGAGGAACGTTTAATCAATATGCTTTAGCTGGACACCATAATATCTTTAATGGTTTTGATAATATGCTAGCAGGTTTAAACTATGCTAAGCATAAATATGGAGATAGCTTATACTTCTTGGGTCAAGGTCACGGATATGCTAACGGTGGGGAAATTACACAAAAAGAATTAGCTTGGATAGGAGATAATGCACAACAGCATGAATTTGTGATTAATCCATATTCTGCTAGTTCTATTCCGCTAACAAATAAGCTTATAGATACTATGTCTAATGTTCGCCCAGAATTAAAGAAGAGCGGTACAGCTTCTAATTTAGATAAAGTTATCAATATTTTGTATACAATAGCTGATAATGTTAAGAATATTGATTTACAGCCAGTTATTAATATTGATGAGAATGCTAAAGCAATCAATAAGTATAATGCTAAAAATCTAATGTTGAGGAGGGGATAATTTGAAAGTTTTTTCTAGTAAAAGCAATAGACCACAAGCCTATAAATTTGAAAAACCTACTCAAACTACTAAAAACAGTTTAGGTTTTGATCCAATTGAATTTGCTGTAAGTTTAGATGGTGAAAACTGGTTATCATGCTATGATAACTCCAATTTGGATAATGTATATTGTTATGATTTCGATATACCTATCGCTGTACAATCTGATAATTTACAAAAGTTAGGGATTAATGATGGTCAAAGAATTATTTCAAGTTCATATGAAACTAGAGAATTAAAAATGAGTGTAGTATTTCACGGATTGGATGAAAATGACACTAAATTAGCTATTAATGAGCTACAAAGATTTTTAACAACTCGAGATGGAATGTGGATAACTTGGAGTAATTGGGGACAACGTTGTTATTATGTAAAACTTAAGCAAATTACACCTTCTATCTCAAGTATAAGAGATTTTACGGCAGAAATTGTATTTACTGATCTAATAGGTTTAAGTAGAACTATTGGTGATACGTCTGACTTATCTAATTTAGTTTATGGATTCGGTAATAAGATAACCCGTGATATGAGTTATACTTTCAAAAATAATAGTTTTGATGTTTATAATCCTAGTGATATTCTAATAGACCCGGAGAGAAGAGGACATCCATTAAAAATAATTTTATCTGGGTTAAGTAATGGTGGAATGAAGATAACTAATAAAACAACAGGAGATTATATTACTAGAAAAGGTAATTGGTCTGGAGTATGGAAATTAGATGGTGTTAATCCATATCTTAATAACACAAATGATGGTATTAATACAGATCATGGTGTTATTACACTACAAAAAGGACACAATGCTTTTCAAGTTGATAATTTTACTGGTTCTATTAGTTTTGAATTTCCATCTTGGTATTTGTCATGATTGAACCAGTATTAATTAGAGATAGAGCTGGAGAAAATGAGGAAAGGGTGTCTTTCTCTGATTTATATAGCTCGTTTCAAGAAACTTGGGAAGTAAATAATACATTTCAAATAGATTTAACATTAACGTATACAGAAGACTATAAGAAAGTATATAATCTAGCTCAAGCTGCTTCATATGTTGTTTATAAAAATCAGATGTATTCAATAGAACAAATAGAAACTACTATAGCTACTAATTTACTAACTAAAAAAATTACTGCTAAACATATTCTATTAGAGAAATTGAAAAATTTACGTGTAGATGTTGATCCATCAAAGCCAACAGAAAATACTACTGATAATCAAGATACATTAAGCAATTCAACAAATGGAAATACAACAACAGTTGTAAAAGCAGATAAATACATTACAGTCTCTTTGAAAGATTGCTTGGATAAATTTTTTAATTCTAACGATCAAGGCATATCTTACGCTTTACATGGTAGTTTTCCATCAATTCAAGTTGAAGTATCTGGTTCGTGTTTAGATTGGTTAATATCTAATTTATCTGAATTTCATGCTGTATTTGTGCCTAATGGTAATAGATTAGATGTATATTCAACTGATGAATTTAAAAAGAACAGCGGTAAGACATTTAGATATTTACACAATACAGATAATATTGATTTACAAGTTGATGTAAATGAATTAAAAAATTCAGTTCATGTTGTTGGTGGAAAAGTTACTAAAGAAGTTACAACAACTAACACTGAAACTATAAATGCTGGAAGTGGAGGAGCTAGTAAAGTAGTAGAAGATGCTAAAAAATATCTAGGAATACCTTATGTTTGGGGTGGTAAAACTCCATCAGGCTTTGATTGTTCAGGCTTAGTAGCATACATTTATCATGATTTTGGAATAAACATACCTAGTTATACCGTTGATATGGAAAGTTATGGTACTGATATATCACTTAATAATATTCAGTGTGGGGATATGTTATTTTGGGGACCACATGGAGCTTCATATCATGTTGCTATGGCGTTAAATTCTACTGATTTAATCATGGCGCCACAGCCAGGAGAAAATGTAAGAATTCAAAAAATAAGTGCTTGGAGGCCTGATTTTGCTAAACGTAATCAGCAAATGGCAAGTATCATATCTAAACAAGATACAGATACAGAAACAAGTACAGACACTTCAAGTAATGACGAATTTCTAATTAACTATACTTATACTGATAATAATTCTGTAAGCAAGTATGGACTAAGACGTTCTGAACTAATGGAAGTTGATTTTATCAGAGATAAGAATGTGATGGATAATTACTTGAAATCAAAATTGCAAACTGAACCATTAATAACTTTATCATTAAGCTACTGGGGAGAAAAAGATTTCCAGATGGGAGAAGTTAGAACTCTGATAGCTAGAGAAATGAATATTGTAAATGAAGTACAATTAGTTGCATATTCTGTTAATCCGTATTCTGTAAATTCTGATTCTACCCTAACGTTTAATAATGCAGGAACTTATATGAAAGACGTCAATTTAGCACTCATGAAAGATATTAAAGGTATATCAACTAGGGTAAATTCTTCTTATAGCAATAGTTTTTCCAAAAATGAAGATGCATACGTTAATATTAATGATCCTGATTTAGCTAAGTGGGTATCTGATTATGTTGGAGGTTAGAAAATGAACTGGTTAGATTTATTAGCAGAAGCACTTAGAAAATTAACTACTAAAGAATTACCTGGGCTGCAAAAACAAATGTATGCATATATTGATAGTAAACATAGAGAAACTATAAAATACATTGACAATAAACTCAACAACAATACTCCAACAACTCCAGATACACCTAAGCCACAACACATTGGCAAAATTATTGATGTATCTGAATGGCAAGGTGTAATTGATTGGCCTAGTGTGATAGCTGATGATGTTACTTTGAGTATTATTCGAGTTCAACATGGTTCTGCTCACCAAGATTTAAAGTACATGGAGAACTTACAGAAATGTATTTCAGCTGGTGGAAAGTATGCGGTGTATGCATATTTTGCTGCTACATCTACATCAGACGCTCAACAAGAAGCTAGAGATTTTTATAACAGAACGCAACAGGTTGTCGCAGGTAAGCAACAGCCTATTTTTTATGCGATTGATGTTGAGAGTATTGAGATGAGTGGAGATGTTACTCAGATGAGAGCTGGAGTTGAGGCTTATATGTCGCAACTCAATGCTTTAGGTGTGCCAGATAATAAGATAGTTCTGTATATTGCTAATCATTTGTACGATAAGTTCAATCTGAATGTCGCACGTCCTGGTGCAATCTGGATACCAAGTTACGGACAAAATGACGGAACATTGGCTAATAGTTTAAAACCTACACATCCATATGATTTACATCAATTTACAAGTAAAGGTAGCGTTAAAGGTATATCTGGAAATGTAGACATGAGTGCAGAGCCAAGCGAGAGATTTAAGGAGTTGATATTTAGTGCTTAGTTGGAATGGCGATATACATGAGTTTTTAAGTGTATATCAAAAGAACATGACAGACTTTCAAGATAAAGTTAATAGTCATTTAAGTTGGTTGAATGATGACTTGTATCTGGATAATGATTTCAGATTAGCTTTGATTATTCAGAAACTAGATGCAAGTTTTTCGAGACTTTTGTATAACCAAATTTGCGAGAATACAAGGTTAATCAATATCATTTTGAAGAAACTGACAAGCCTATTAAATGAGTCTGATTACCAAGAATATGATGATCTGGGTAATTTGATAACAGTATCTTATGAAGCATATTTGAATAATAAACTAGAGTTAGATAAGGATAATTTCAATCAGTATTATCAACAACTTCAAGTTATTTTAGATAAACTAGCGAAGTTTAAACAAGATAATGTTAGTGAACAATATTTGAAAGGTGGTGAGAATTAATGGCAGTAGCGAACAATCAGTATATTAATTTTGACTTATTGAGATATCAAAATGAAGTGCTAGATATTACGAATAAGTTTAAAGGGCGTGTTGGAGATACACAAGACTACATTAAGCTATTTGTGACTTCAAACAGTTATCCAGTTGATTTACGTGGAATGAAGTTGTTGTTTGGTGGTGTGGATCCAAAACAAGTAGCGCATAGGCACTATTTAGATTTTAGAGCAGACCAAAAGACGGACAATTTAGAACAAGGGCGTTGTACGGTTTACTTTGATGAAAATACCTTTAACTATCAAGGGACTTGGGAACAAGCTTATTTCAAATTTATTGACGCAAATGGTAATACTGTATCAACAGTTGATATGGTTTTAGTGGTTTTACAAGACCGTTTCTATGCTGCAGTAGGACAAACTGCAAATATTGCAATAGATGAGTTTAAGAAAGAGTACGAAAAAGTAAGGGAAGCAGAAAAGCGAACAGAAGATTTATTTAATTCTTTGTCTGCAGATGCAAAAGCTAAGTTCCAAGCTGCATATGATGAATACAAGCAAGCTATTCAAGAAGCGTATGATGCAATCTTCAATGCTCAAACTGGGCTTAAAGTTAATTACACTAGACTACAAGAAATGGCTCAACATATTCAAGAAACCTTACGACAAGCACAATTCCACGATAGACCGTTTCAATTTGATACAGTCGCAATCATGAAAAAATATCTTGAGTTACAAGATGGAGATTTAGTGATTACAAGTGGTTGGGATAGTAAAGATGACGGTCATGGTAATATGTGGCAAGTCCGAGCTAAAAAGCATGATGAAACGCCAGATGAAGTTAATGTGATTGCTTTACAATCTGGTTATGTGGCGGAACGTAACCTAAGTATGATTTCAGCGGATAGCTTAGAAGATATTATGTACGGATATTCAATTAAGATTGTACATAATCAAAAAGACTATCCTAAACCAACCGTTTTCTACTATGAAAATGCACTTGGTACTGAAACTGGTGGTTTAGGTTCTGGTTCATTTGGTGAAACATTAACTAAATTAGTTCCTTGTGAGGCAGAGTATACGGATAATAACTCAATTATTATACGTATACCGCGTAATTTCTATATGGATGCTAAACCATATTACAAGTATGGAGATTGGTATTTAGGAAGTGGTAATAAAACAATTAAGATTAGTCTGGGTAATGTTGATGATAGTGCTGCTAAAACTGGAGACGGTAAAGGCAGCAGTTATTTATCACATAGCACAGGCTATTTTAATTATCCAACAGCTCCAAGTGATTTAAGAGCAGTTTATGTAAATGACACAACAGAGAGATTAGAATGGAGGTAGAGTTTTGAAATATTACATCTATCAAGGGCTAGGTGATAGTGGAGAATTAACCAAGATTGCCGAAGTAACTGATGTAAAAACGTATACCGCAACAGGACTTGAAGCTAATACGAAATATCGTTTTGCAGTATCTGCATATAATGGTTTACGTGAAAGTGCTAAGTCTAATATCATCACAGTTACAACAGCACAAATTCCAGTACAATCTATTACACTAGCTATTAGCAAAACATCATTTGAAGTTGGAGAAACTGCTAAGATAACTGTTACAGTAACACCGCCTAACCAAACGAGTGGAACACCTACTTTAGCAAGTACAAACACTAAAGTAGCTACTGTAGACAACAGTGGTAATCTTAGAGCGGTTGCAGTAGGTACAACGACAATTACAGCTACACTAGGCGACAAGACTTCAAACGTGTTGACAATTCAAGTCTATGAA